GTTCGCAATGTCGATGGTAACGAAATCCTCCTCCGCATTCTGAATTCCGTACACCCAAACTTCAAGAATAAAGTTGTATAGGGCAACGTTTGACAGTGCAGAGGTGGTCACTGCATGTGGCACCAAGAAACCACCATACGACTGGGTCGAGAAAGGGGTTACGTCTTTGGCCGCGGCGTTATGCCATGCCCTACCAGCATTTGTTGGCGTTACCGTCAAAGCAGTGTTGGCTGGAGGGCTCAGGAGATAATTACTGCCTGTTGTCGTGGCCGTCGAACCTATGATGACCCTGTAAAAGCCATTCTTAAGGAACTTCATAGTCCCGGACGAATTGGTATTAAACACAGAGCCCCATAAGTCAACATCGTCCGTAAGCGTCGCGGCGTTTGTCGGAACCACGTCGTATGCCGTGGTCGCCGCTGGGTTGATTGCGGGCATTGCCATCGTTAAATAGGGGATCTTGTTTCCTCCACCCACTCCAGTGGACCCGTCCGCGCGACTGACCAAAGAGATGCCATCTGAGACGAAAGTCCCGCCTATGATGGGCTTAATAAGCTCTATGTCGTACGTCACCCAAAGCTCCCCCAGAGTGTTCCCGGGAGTGCCAGGCAGTCCCTGTGTGCCCACTTGGAAACGTCCGTAATCGTAGAACCTACGATCACTAGTCTCGCCAGTGTCATATCCTGGATCCCTTATGTACAGGATTTCGAATCCCGAAACTTTGGGGTCGCATTCAATTGCATGCACAAGGCTCATGGATGGTTTGGTTGAAACCGCGAACTCGGTATTTTCCAATTCCAACTTGCTGGAAAACGGTCGATCCAGCGCGTTGTAATTGGTAGCCATGAACACGGTACCAAGAGGTCCAGAAGCAGCGTAATCGCTGCTCATACTCTTGTACGCAAACACCATGCCGTGAATTTTGTATTGTGAATACTGCCTGGCCATTTGACCTAGCCAGGGAAACAACTCACGGTTGCCGGGGTTAATCACGTAGTCCTTAATGTTGAACGAAGCTGGGTCATCAGGAACCAACAAGTCCTTAATGAACTCGCGGTGTTTGACCCTGATGCTATGCTCATTCTTCACAAACTGCGGCACCATATCCACGGAAGCAGACACGGTGGTTAAAGAATTCCCAGAGACCCTATAATCACCGTAACCGGTGATGGCTGACAGGCCTGCGCCTGCCATCCTCCCAAGCCCGCCTGCAATTGGACCATACTTGGCCCCCAGGGCTCCTCCTACATTAGCAAAAGTGCCTTTCGGAATTTGCCTAAGCGTCTTGTCCAACTTCGCGAGCAAAGTCTTCTCCTTGGGTGGTGCTGTCGCGCCCCGCTTTAAGGCCGGGACGCTCACCTTTTTCTTCGATTTTGTCATGCTCAGCGACGGGCCTGAGCAACATCTCGCGGGTGCCCAGGAAAAACAAAATCTTGGACTTCTCCGATGAAGGAGGCATGTCTTCGACTTCGCTTAAGTAGTTAGCTATAGTTGACTCGTCACAAAACTTCGAAAAAGAAGCTTCATACAGCATACGCTGCCACGAGTCCAACCAACAATGCCAACTCCCGTCGTCCTGCCGCTTAAAACGATGAGAACAAAACACAAAGTCGTCCTTGGACTGGGACTCAACGTCCCGGACTGGAAGGCCGATTTCGGCATAACGCCGAATCAGCTCCTCCGTGGAAATTCGCTGGCCTTCAGAGTCAAAAACAGGCCACTCCAAGCAATCGTCCCCCATTTCCATTCCATAGGAGCCAACATACTCAGCGCAAATTCCCCTACCTACGCCATTTGAAGAAGTGGTTAGGTAGTCCCCACTTCTCTGAACCCGGAGATCATCAAAATTAATGATTTCTCCAGAATCCAACACGTAGGGCGTTGTGAGCAAAGACTTGCTCCACCACTCGCACGCGTTAACGAGGAGTGAACCGCAGCTATCTGCGTTCTCGCACGTGTCAATCATGTGATCCGCGTGCAAATCAGCCAGTTCCTGGGAAAAGTTCTTTTCCCATCCACTAACATCAGACGCTATGGGATTTTCGTCGAAAATGTTGGAAATCTTTTCGACATTTTCCCCAATCTTTTGCGCGTGTTCTCTGTTGAACCCGATGCCCTTCTTAGTGGGTAAGAGCGGATAAAAATCGCTCTCAGCTTCGGCGTAGTTCATAAAGAAATATCGAGTCACGATCTGATCCACAACCGAAACACTGGCTATGAGCCTGGGAAGTTTCTTCTTCACCTTTTGCGCCTGCTTCTTTGCGAAGAGGCGCACAGGGTCTCTTAACGACCCCTCAAGCCACCGCGTGCGAACCTCAGAGCAGGACCGGAAGGTCTTGTCCTCAGCACGGGCGAATAGGATCTTTTCGAGACGTTCCCAAACCTGATCCTTGACGTCTCCTTCTGCTGCTGCGAGCATTCGGTCGTTGTCTGGGAAGATGAGCCGGTAGGGATATCCTGGGGTGGACTTTGGGTTGACACTTTTGACAATATCGTCCCAATTTCTTTCAAAGACCTCTTTGACGCCGACTCGGCCCAAGTCTGCAGTGAAGGGAAACCTCCAAGTGAAGCCAGTTTGCTTGTAGTATCTTGTAAAAGTTTCTCTCGCCCTGTTACCTTCACCGGCTGGAAACCTGACTCCGGTGTATTTTCCGGAGTGGTATTCGATGATGCTGGTGAGGATTGCTTCTTGGGAGCAGTCTGGGTAGAAGTACTCTTCTTCGACTTCCGGGAAGAGGGCTTGGAAGAGTTCGCGGACTCTTGGGTCCCCTTTCGGGTGTTTTCCGGCCCCGTCGAGCTTTCTGGCACAGGTGCCGAGGACTTGGACTGTGTCGGCTCCTGGGCCGGAACAGAGGCACTGTCCTGAGTATTCGACGAACTCTCCGATTGTCTTCGGAGAAGGGAAGAGCTGATAGCTCGCTCTAGAGTCGAAGTATTGGGCTTCTTTTCCACCGCAGCCTGCCCCGTCGGCGGTTTTTCGGCGGGGCTCTGAAAATCCGAAGGAGAGTCTGAGCAAATCTCCTTAAGAAGCTGCTTAAGATCAAGAACTTTCTTCCTTCTCTTAGCCTCGTCCTCTTTTTCGGAAATCTCATCAAGACCACGCTCCTCTTCCGCACTGATGCGAAGAGGAACAGCGCTGGGCACCGCGTCTTTATTGGACGCTGACTCGGCATATTTTCCAGTACCAGCGGCGTACATAGCCTTGTCGAGCCGTCGGTCTTTGGCCGCAGATCCTTGACGGCCACCCTCGTCAAACAAACGATTGTGGCGAGTGGGGGATTC